GTAGGGGTAGTACGGCGAATCCTCGTTTAGCGGGTCCAGATCGCGTGCGGGGTCGTAAAACGTAAGTGACGCGGTGCCGGCGTTGAACTGCTCTGTGTCGCGGTTGCGACCACGGTTGATCGTAATGCTCTTGACCATGGTGGTGACGTCGAGCATCTGAATCCCGCTCAGAGTGCCGGTGTCCAGTAGGCCGTATGTCGCGTTATCAAGCTGGAAGGGCGTGGAAAAGCCCGTCGTTTGCTCAAAGCCAACAAGGACTTGAATGGTCGGCACGCTCATGCAGCTGCGAACGCTGGCCCTGAGCGCCGCTGCGCCCGCTGAATTGCCTCAATGATCTGCTGGCCCACCTGGTCAGGCGTGGACACAAGCCCCGCCTCGATGTTGATGGTGATGCCGCCAAAGGCGCCGGCGCGATTCAGAGGAATGACGGCCTCAGGGCCAGCCTCACCAATCAGAGCAAACGTAGGCTGAGTGACAATGCCGCCCTTGGCCATTCCCTCAATTTCGTTGCCCCTCATGCCGCCGCTCCCGGCGCCTGGGCGAGTGAGGTTGGGGACGCCCCGTGAGCCCTTATCCCATGAACCCAGCAGCTTAAGCAACTTCTCCAGACCGCTAATGGCCAGTGCAATGGGCGCAAACGCGGTCTTAAACGCGGTTTCCAGCACGTCGAGCGCAGGCCCGGCGTTCTCCTTGATCCACTCAAACGCGCTTTTCAGCGCCTTGACAAATCCGGCAATGATCGGGCCAACGGTGTCCCTGACAAACGTGAAGGCGCCCCGTAACGCACCAAACAGCCCGTCGACGATTTCTCGGAAGGTGTCGCTGGTCTTGTAGGCGGTGACGAACGCGGCCACTAGCGCAGCGACGGCAAGCACCACGACCCCTATTGGGTTGGCGCTCAGGGCAATGTTGTAGGCAATCTGGGCAGCGGTCAAGATTGCCGTCGTTGCAGCTGCCACCTTCATTGCAGCGTTGACGGCCAGGACGACGATTGACAGGGCGCCCACGGCCGCGCCCAGTGCGACAACCACGCCGCTGTTCTCCTGCACGAACGCGGCCATGCGCTGCAGGATTGGGAGGAACGCCTGGATGATCGGCAACAGGGCCGCGCCGATGCTTTCCTTGGTTTCCTCGATTGCGATGCCAAACCGGCGGAATTGGCCGGCAGCGGTGTTTGCGCTTTCGGACGCGGCGCCCCCGGTGAGCTTTGCGAGCTCGGCCTGCGCGGCCTCAAAATCCTTTGACTTGATGATTCCCTCATCAAACCCGGGTATCAGCTTCTTGAGGGCTCCGAGGTTGCCCCCGTATGCCTTTGCCAGCCCAGTCGTGACGGCCTCAAGCGGCTTTCCGGTCTGGGCGCTGACGTCCAGGGCGATGCCCAGCAGCTCTTGAGCCTTGCCAACGTCCCTAGTGACTGTCGCTAACTTGCCTAGCGCCGGGCGGAGCTCATCGTCGGCCACGCCCACGGCCTGCGAAAGCGTGGTGATGTAGTCCTCGGTACTGGCGACGACAGCATCGCTGGCGCCCGTGACGCGCTGCAGGGTGCCTGCGAGCTTGTCCTGAGCAGCTGCATCCTCAGCGGCGGCCTTGGCCGACACAAACGCGGCAGCGCCCAGACCTGCAAGGGCGGCAGCGGCTGGCAGAGCGGCCTTTTTGATCAGGAAACCGGCCTTCTGCCCCTTGGTTTCCAGCTGGCCGAATTGCTTGATGCCACGGTCAATGCCACGGCCGTCGAAGTCGGTCAGGATTGGGATGGTTATTGCCATTAGCCCACCAGCCCTTGCACGGTCTTTTCAGCATCCTTCACCAGCGCCGCGATGCCAGCGTTGATGCGCGGGGCGTGCTTTTCAGCCAACGGCCACAGCACGCGGTCGCTGCGGGCTCGGATGTTGGCGCCCAGCGGCTTGTTGTTGCTGACAGTCTCAAACAGCACAGCCGAGGGAGTGCCCTGGGAGACATACAAGACGGCGTTCTTATCCCGGCGGGTCGAGGTCTTGACCTTGACCCCCGTTCGCACTTTGTTGATCTGCCAGGGAAAGATCGAAAACGCCTTTGGCGTCCAGGACCGCGCCATGCCCGAAAGGGGAAGCTTCGGGTACAGGGACTTGGCTTCGGCCACCATGGGCGCCACGACGTCCTTTGCGGCCTTGTTGAATTCCTTGCGGAACTCGGGGTCAACCCGGCGCAACGCCTTGATTGTGTCCTTGACGCCCACAACCTCGGTCTTGATTGTCGCCGGCATTACCTTTGGCTTTCCTTGACGACCTCAAGCACCGTATTGAGGTCTTTCATCGTGAAGGCTACATCTGGGGGCCAGAAGCCCGTTTGCACCAGCACCACGGCCAGTGCCCGGCTTACTGTCCCCCGTCCGTAGGGTTTTGATCGGTCTGCTCGCCGTCCACCTGCTCAATGTCCACCAGCTCGTCGACGAAACCATCAAAGGTGTCTGCCACCGGCATGTTCTGAGCGCGTGCAGCTGCCCACGCCATGTACGCCAGGTATTCCACCCGGGGGGCCATGTTCATAACCTGGGCGGAGACATTGAAATGCCGCTCAAACTGGATAACGACCTTCAATGATGCAATGTCGACGATGTAGGAACCCGATTTCGTCGTAAATTCGATGTTCCCATTTACTGCCTTTGTGTCAGCCATCGTTTACCCCTTTGGATTGATCAGGTGACGTCGCGCACCCAGGTGCCGCCCGAGAAGGCCACTTCCATCACCTGCAGCTCGCCCACGGTGTAGGTCACAGGGTAGTTGGCGATCATGGTGTCGCTGATCGTCCACTCAGGATTGGATGCGCTGGGCGCACCAGCGTCCTTGCGAATGATGATTGCGGTGTCGCCGGCCCCGAGCTCGGCAGCAACCGTGGCCTCAACGCTGTTCGCGCCATAGTCGCAGTAGAGCGTAATGGTGCCCTCGACGGTCTGCAGGCCACCGACCATGCGCTCGCCACCGTCGCCGAATGCGGTCGACACAAGCGGGTTCTGGCCAAGGGTCAAAGTCACAGCTGAGCACTGATCCGCCAGCTGCACGCCGCCAATGGTCAGCGACGCCGGCTGGGAAAGGTAAGTCGTTGCCGCCATGGTGGCTAGCTCCTTTGGGTTCCGACCCGAACTGTCAGGTCATAGGTGGGGATTTCCTGCCCACCGATTTGCATAACACCCGGGATTCCCCGAATGAGGCTGATGCCGCTGTTCATAATGGTGTCAGCGGTGGTGATCAGGTAATCGACTGCATCGCTGTTACCAGGCGGCGCGGCGAGCACCTTCAAACCGAATTCGATCTCGGCAATGTTGTTGTTGAAGCAGGTGAACGTTGGCGGGTCGACCAGGACGGTGATCGGCCGCGCATTCCGCACGTCGGTCACGACCTTAAGGCCCAATGCCGTCAGGGACGCCACCAGCGTCCCCTGAGCGTCGGCAAAGATGCCGGAGGCAGTCACGCTACCTGTGACCTATTGACGCCCAGCAAACGGTTGATCTGGCCGTTTGACCCGAACGCCACCGGCGTGCCCATCTGCTCGAACGATGCAAATGAGTCCACGGATCCACGCTCGCGGTACAGACTGCCGGCGAACATGATGGTGCCGAGCTTGACGTCAGCACTGGGCACGGTGCTCAGGCTGTCGTAATACCCCGCTTCCCGCCGGCGGCGGTAGGCGTAAGCGTTGGCCGCGTTGACGGCCGTGGTGATGAAAGCCGTGTCGTTGGCCGTTGCTGATGCAATGCCGAGCCACGCCACGACGTCAGCGTCGGTAATCCACGTTGCCGTTGTCGTCCAGGTAAGCGTGCCGTCGACTGCCCCACGCGCAACGTCGGCGTGGGTCTTGTCGAACATCAGCTGGTTCAGAATGATCGTTTCGTAGTCGAAAAGGAAATCGCCCTCGTCGTCTACGCCCACAAACAGGTGGGTGGGCACGGCCACCACGGTGTACGTGCCGTTTAGGGTCGCTCCGAGCCCTGCCAGCGTGACTGACTGCCCAGTGCCAATGTCGGTCCCCTCCATGGTCGCCACGACAAGGAAATTGTCAGTGACCTGGCGGTGTGTGATCGCATAGGTGGCCATGGGCAGTCAGTCAGCTAGTCAGGCTTAGACGAAGTTGGCCTTGATGAACTTGTCGGCGTCGATCATCTTGGCGGCGAAGTAGCCGCGGAAGGCGATCGTGCGCGACAGCACGTCGGGGTTGTCGACCGACAGGGCACCCTTCTGCTGCTCGAACAGCTCGTAGCCGCTCGCGTCACCGATGATCAGGGTAGCCGCGTCGAAGTTGCGCGACATGACCACCTGCAGGCCCCAGGCGGTGCCGTTGCCCGTGCCGAACGACATGCCGCCCAGCGCGTTCTGCGGGTTGACGGCCGGGAACATCGGGCGCTTGTTGTCGTCCGACAGGCGCACCATCTCGCCCCACATGCTCGGGTTGACGAACAGGTGAGTCGGGAAGTTGCCGTTGCTGGCCGTGACGATGGTCTCGGCAGCGGTGGCGATCCAGTCGGCCCAGTAGGACGGGTCGCCCACGCTCGCA